TGGCAATCTCTGACGTGCGTGATGGTATCCATGCGTGTGCCAGTTCGCCAACCTCATAGAAGTATTTCTGATTATCGCGCAGGTTACGCTCGAACCCGACAAGCCCTTCAGTCGCATCTGTAATCAGCTTGATTGTCTTCGGATGGAAGCGTCTCATGGTACGATTGCCACCCATCGCATTCTCTTCCATACATGCGAACATCGCACCAGCAAGCAAGTAATCACCTACAAGCTCATTGAGGATGGTTGCGAAGTCAATGTTCACATTCGCATATTCCAACGCATCATCATCGCGTGGCAGGTTGACGATCGCCTCGGCAATCGCGTTGATGCCACGATATAGCCACGGTACATGCTTGGCTAAATCATAGACGTTGCCATCGGTTGGATCACCGAACACGCTTGTCCATGCCTCTGGTGGCATGTTACGAATCGGAATAGACTTCACGCCGTTCACGGTTGTCATCTTAATATCAGTCATCAAATAAATACCCTCGCTGGAATCGTTCGTGCCTTATTAGCCAATGCCAATGCAATGACAGTATCATCGTGCATGCCATTCGGTGCTGTATAGCGATAATTACCAGATGGCAACCGCTCAATGCTGAATGCTTGCAACTCATTCAATAATATCTGATTATCAGGAATCCCGATACTTTCCTGCTCAAATGCCAACGCCAAGCTATTGATAATCTCTTGCTTGCTCTGCGCTGTTGTCTTGAATGGCTTCACAGGTAAGCCCATCTTGCGAAGCTCTTCAATGTTCGGGTCACCGATACTATTCTGCTCGGCTAAGATTGTGAATGGCTTCAATCGCTGGTACATCGCGTGCAAGCGTCCACGTTGCAATGTCCAGTCTATCTGATTGAATCTATCCATCTCAATCACGTGCCCAGTGTCCACATCAATTGCCACCACAACGGTATAATCATTCGCACGCCCCCAGTCCACTCCGAAGGCGACGCGCTTGGCATTCTCTGGAGCAGGTTGGATGCACGCGCGCAGGTTACGGAACACCGCACCGCCATCATCAAGGAACTCTGCCATGTACTCCTGACGGAACACACGCTCTGGTGTGTTGCGCTTGATGTCTTCTAGCTCATCATGGTCAATCATCGGATTGTCGTAACTTGTGAAGTGCCATGCCTTCCAGTTCGGTTGCTCTGGGTCAAGTCCATTCTGGTATAACTCGAAGAACCAATTGCGCCCGTTGGTTGATGACAAGAAGTCAGCCGAGCCCTTCGATTCCAGCAACATCGGACGAATGATGAATGGAAATACATTGCCATCAATGAAGGCGCACTCATCGAATATCGCATGATCAAGACCTTGTCCACGCAACTCGGAATCTGCGCTCTTCACAGACAAGAAGCCACCTGATGGAAACTGGATGAGTCGCTCTGACTTGTTGATGTATACGCCTGTCATCGTTCGGAAGATGTTCTCGAAATCACGGAAGATGCGCTGTCCTGTATTGTACGTTGGCATAATCCACCATACACGCTTGTACAAGGCACGCTGTATCGCACGTATCTTGAATGCCTCTGTCTTACCAAATCGACGACCAGCAACGCATACATTGAAGCGCGTCCTGCTGTTGATGATGTCAATCTGGTTGACGTGTGGCTTAATCGGTAGTTGTAATTTCATCAGGATACACGAACTCAATCTTCAAGGAATTGCCATCAGCTCCACTGTGCTCATGGCGTTCAGTGTAACCACGCTCCTTGCCGATTGTCTTCAATGCGAATATCGTTGCTGTGACATCGCCATCCAGTATCTTGTTGTGCAACGTCATCTCTGCCATATCTAAGAAGCCAGCGCGTGCGTCCGTGACTGCTTGTTGACAGATGTCGTACCGCTCAATGTAACGGTACACTGTCTTGCGGTCGCATCCGAGCTTCTTCGCTGTGTACGTGATGAAGCCCTTCGTCTCTATGATTGCATCTGCTACTTCTTGAGCAGTATATCTCTGTGCCATAATTCCACCTTTTTATAGTGTGACATGTGACGCTACGCATCTTCAATCGGTGGCTCTGGTATCGTTAAGTCGTTCTTGCGTAGCTCATGTTCAAGCTGTGCCACCCGTGCTCTCAATAGCTTAATCTGCTCGGCTTGCTGATTCTTGTAGGTCTCGAGTTCGGCGTTGCGTGTCTCCAAGTCCTGCAGACGGGTCGCCATCGCCGCTATGGTGCGCTCATTCTCATCGACTCTGTCCATTAGCCTCCGCATCATCTCTGTCTGTGTTGCTGTCACGTCCAATGACTGCCCAAGCATAGAATCTTCCTCGGGCTCTGCGCTCATCAGCTTTTCGGATTTCACAATCGCTCTGATGATGACTGCAACGATTGCGCCAACCGTACCAGCAACTGCAATCGCATTTTCTAGGTTCATGTTGTCCATTGTGTTCTGTGTCCATTTTTTAACCTAATCTAAAAATGACCGCATGGTACGGTTCATCTTCATTATAACATATGCGTCAATAATCATTCTTGGAGTCCTTCCACTCATCGTATCCGTCCTTGTGACTGATGTCTTGCTTGTACATGTAATTCGATAGCCGATGCAATTCTGCCTTCTCATCATCCGTCAAGTGGTACAAGCCACGCTCCATTGATTCAAGCGGGTAGTATACAATCTGCTTCCCGACTGCTGTGAAGTTGTCCTTCACCAATGGGTAGTTCAATGTCTTGTTGCGCCACTGGATAGTAGTGGGACGCTCTAGCACAGACAACCAATTGCCATACACCTCACCAAGCATTTCATCAACGAACATCAGGTACAGTGGAATGTTGTGATGCTTGACAATCTGCTGGTACACGTTGCGATGTGCGATGCTGATACCAGTATCTGGATATCCAGTAGTTGCAAATTCAGGTTTGGAATTGCGTGCTGATACTGCCTTCACATCCATTGCTACAATGCGCAGGCTCTCACGACTAATCAGCAAGCGGTCAACAGGATGCGGGCCTTCAGTCTTGATGGGATACACGTGATACAATCCCTGATCGTGGACAAGTCTATCAACTAAGGCTTCAGCATAATCGCCCTTCGTTGCCATGATTGTGTCTTCAAATTTGCGTGGCATCTCATTCTCCTACTCTCGCCTTCGATTCAATGTATGATTGCTCATCAGCATCAACCAAGATACACCGACGGTTGAGCTCACGTGACGCGATGCCTGTGCTCCCACTACCAGAGAAGAAGTCCAGTACCAAGTCACCCGGAGCAGTGTGCGCCTTGATGATGCGTTCTAATGCTTGCTGTGGCTTCGGTGTATAGTGCAATGTCTCCTTGCGTGTCAGTTGCTCTGGTATATCTGTCCAGACGTTGGTGATGCGCTTGAATTCACTCTTCACAGCGTAGCCACCCATGCCAACCTTGAACTGATTCGGTTCATCGCCATACTGCTCATCAAGATTCCAGATGAATTGATTATTATCCTTCACGTACCACAGCAATTCTTCACGTGTGTATAACCAACCTCGCACTACACCAAATCCACGTCGCTTCTGCCATGTAATCCAGTCACGGAAGATGAAGCCGAGCTTGTCCAGCAGTAGCTTCTGATGAATGATTGAATCACTCTTCGCACCAATACCGCCCCAGATGTAGAAGCTGGCAGTGGGCTTCATGACGCGCAATGACTCAACCATCCATTGCTCACACCATGCGAGGTAGTCGTCTATAGACTGCCACTGATTATCCCAGTCATCATCGACAACGTTGTAATACGGCGGGTCAATCAGTATGAGGTCAATGGATTCGTCTGGTAAGGTGCGCAGGAATTCAGTGCAATCGGCATGATACACTTGGATGTCATCAGGTAGAATGGCGGTGCTTGCCTTGATGGCGAGTGATTCCTTCAATGACTCCCTGTCTGCATCCTTGCGTTGAAGCTCAATCAGCTTGTGATAGCGTGCGATGCTCTCCAGCGCGTCCAGTACCTGCTTGTATGATGCCTCTGCGAAATCAAGCCAGTCATCCATCTCCTCGCCATAATGGAAGCCACCTGTTGTCGCAATCTCATCGAATGTATCATTACTGCCATCCTTGCCAGTGCTCTTGTACAGCCGTGACAGCACAGCAACCTTGTCCGCATCATCACCAGCGTACTTCAAGGCGACATCAATAACAGGTTGTGGTTGCGACTTCATGGCATTGGACAGCAACGATGCGCGATGAATGCTGATGTCACCAGAGCGCGCCTTATCCTTGATGGCATCTGGTGCGTCGTTGAGCACCTGCTTGACCTTGTAGATGTTGCCTGCTGATGTCTCGGCAATGCGTGCCACCTCGTCACGTGTGTTGATGAGTTCAAGGTTTGTCAAATTTGACAACCCTTTGCCACCATCGGACATGTTCTGCTTAGCCATCTCTGCGATTGTAGATTCCATCTGCAATGCCAGCTCAGTGCGG